GGCCTGAAATGATTGAAGAAAAAGATGTGAATGATATGGTTTTGAATGGCTTCTCACCAGACGAAATTCAAGATATCATAAGTAAACATACCTTTGTAAATCTGAGAGCAAAGATGGAATTTATTAATTGGAAAAAGACTTGAATGGAGATTTGTTATGAATGTGAAATTGATATCATACACACAGGGTATAGACGGTAAAGATTTGTTAGAACAGGTTGCATTTGCAGCCAGAGTCTCAAATCCTGCCAATCAAAATAATACCGAAACATCTGAAAAGTTGGTTCGTTATCTTATCAAAAATCAACATTGGTCACCACTAGAAATGGTGAACGTATGTTTGGAAATAAACACAACACGGGATATAGCAAGACAAATTTTAAGGCATCGTTCCTTTTCCTTTCAGGAATTTAGTCAACGATATGCGGAGGCGACTCAATTAGGTTTTGAACTAAAAGAAGCAAGGATGCAAGACTTGAAGAATCGTCAAAATTCAGTTGTAGTTGATGCAGCTGATGAAGATGCAAGATTACTTGCTATAGAATGGGAACGTGCTCAGAAACGTGTACTGTATGCGGTTGAAAAGGAGTATAAGTGGGCTATTGAGAACGGTATTGCAAAGGAACAAGCGAGAGCAGTACTGCCAGAGGGTATGACAGGTTCACGTTTGTATATGAATGGAACGCTTCGTTCTTGGGTTCACTATATACAACTCCGAAGCGCAAACGGGACACAGAAAGAACATCAAGATGTTGCATTGGCTTGTGCTGATGTTATTGAGCCAATTTTCCCCATGATTAAGGAGTACACCAATGGACAGTAAGAATGATGTAAGAGTTTTTATGGATGCATGTGACCAAAAGGCAAGAGATTTTGGACCACAATCTGAACTGTATGTAGACCTGATAATGGAAGAATTTAGGGAACTTATTACAGCATATGGCAACAGAGACCCCGTAGAGATTGCTGATGCTTGTGCTGATTTGAAATGGGTAATTGAGGGTTTAGAACACACACTCAATATACCACAACAAGAAGTTTGGAACGAAGTTGCACGTAGCAATTTGGCCAAAATTTCTGAAAACGGAAAAGTAATAAAAAGAGAAGATGGCAAGGTATTAAAACCTGAAGGATGGACGCCACCTAACATTCAAGCAATTATAAGAAAGTAAAAATATGGAATATATGGGTATCAAAATAGACTTGGAAAAAGATAAACTATTTGATGAATTAGGAATTAAAAGATTACAAGAGTCTTACATGCGTGATGATGAAACATCACCACAACAGAGGTTTGCATATGTATCATCGTCATTCGGAAGTAATCCTGAACACGCTCAGCGCCTTTACAATTACTCCGCTAATCATTGGCTCAGTTATAGTACTCCAATTCTTAGCTATGGGCGTTCTAAGCGTGGTATGCCTATATCGTGCTTTCTTAACTATATTGAAGATACTGCGGAGGGTCTAGTTGATAATCTTAGCGAAACTAATTGGCTTTCTATGCTTGGCGGTGGTGTTGGTATTGGCTTCGGTATACGTAGTGCAGACGACAAGAGTACTGGTGTTATGCCGCACCTCAAAATTTACGATGCTTCATCTCTTGCTTACCGTCAGGGTCGTACTCGCCGTGGAAGTTATGCTGCTTATCTTGATATCAGTCATCCCGACATTATATCATTTTTAGAAATGCGTAAACCTACTGGTGATCCTAATGTACGATGCATGAATCTACACCATGGTGTTAACATCACTGATGATTTTATGAAACTGATTGAAAACTGTATGTTGGATTCAGAAGCAGATGATTCATGGCCTTTGGTTGATCCAAAATCAGGAATAGTGCGTGAAACAGTTTCCGCCAAAGCTTTGTGGCAACAAATCTTAGAATTACGTATGCACACCGGTGAACCTTACATTCATTACATTGATACTAGTAATAAAATGTTACCTCAATTCCTAAAAGATAGAGGATTAAAAGTACATCAATCAAACCTATGTTCTGAAATTATTTTACCAACAAATGAGGAAAGAACTGCTGTATGTTGTTTATCATCTTTAAATTTGGAGCACTATGATGATTGGAAGAATGATACCTTGTTCCTTAAGGATGTTGCTGAAATGCTCGATAACGTTCTGGAGTTTTTTATTGTTAATGCACCTGATACCATTTCCAGGGCTATACACTCTGCTAGTCGTGAGCGTTCTATTGGCATTGGTGCCTTAGGTTTTCATGCTTACTTGCAGAAGAACAATATTGCATTTGAAGGTGTAATGTCAAAAGTTACAAATAATCAAATATTTAAACACATAAGGAGTAAATTAGATGAGGCTAATCAAATTCTTGGAAAAGAACGAGGGGAAGCTCCTGATGCTGTCGGCACTGGCCAGCGCTTCAGTCACCTTATGGCTATTGCTCCAAATGCTTCTTCGTCTATCATTATGGGAAACACTAGCCCTAGTGTTGAGCCTTACCGTGCTAATGCTTACCGTCAAGACACTTTATCAGGCGCATTTCTAAACAAGAATAAACATCTAGATAAAATTATCCAAAAACACGCTGAGATTCATCCAAACGGATGGTCAGATGAAGTCTGGAGTAGTATCATGGCGAATGATGGTTCTGTACAACATTTAGAATGGTTGGATGAAAATGAGAGAGCTGTATTTAAAACATCCATGGAAATTGACCAACGTTGGGTTATCGAATTGGCTGCTGACCGCCAACAATACATTGACCAAGCACAATCATTAAACTTGTTCTTCCGTCCAGATGCACATATCAAATACATTCACGCCATACACTTTATGGCATGGAAAAAAGGATTGAAAACGCTTTACTACTGCCGTTCAGAAAAGATTGGCAAGGCAGATAAGGTATCTAAACGTATTGAACGTCAAGTTATTAAAGAATTGGACATGGTTCAAGTAGCACAAGGAAATGATTGCATTGCTTGTGAGGGATAAATGAAACCCACTATCGCTATATTCTTACATCAACCAAAATGTTCGGTACAATCTGGTAATGGAATAATTAAAGCACTAGAGACACATTACAACTTTAAAATATTTACAAAGCATGAACTAGAAAGTGATTTCTTTGATAATGTCGATATTGTTGCTTTTCCTGGTGGTTTGGGTGATAGTGATAGTTTTGATTTTTTATTTAAAGATAATCGTAGTCGCATTTCTGATTTTATTCATAATGGCGGCCGCTACCTGGGAATTTGCATGGGTGCTTATTGGGCTGGTAATAGTTATTTCAATTTTCTTGATAATGTAGAAGTTGAACAATATATAACACGACCAAATACCGACACACGTAGGCCTCATGCAAAGAACTTAAAAATTGAATGGTTGGGTAAACAGGAGAAGATGTTCTTTTATGATGGTTGTGCCTTTGGACCAGGACAGTATGAAATTATTGCAAAGTATATGAATGATGATCCGATGGCCATTATTCAGAACAGGATAGGTTTAATTGGTTGTCATCCTGAAAGTCAACCACATTGGTATAAATCATATAGTTGGATGAGAGGCCTCTATCACAATGGAGAACATCATAAACTATTATTAGAATTCACAAATAAATTAATGGAGAGATAAGATGAAGATATTAAGATTTACAGCATCATGGTGTGGGCCATGCAAATCATTATCAATGAATTTAGAACAAGCAAATTTACAAATGCCAATTGAAGTTATTGATATTGATGTTCAGTCCGATGTTGCAGTTGAATATGGAATTCGTGGTGTACCGACATTAGTGATGTTGGATGAAAACATTGAGGTTAAACGATTGGTTGGTTCTAAAACCATCACAGAACTAAAAGAGTGGGCTACAGTATGATTAAAAAAGTTGATTCAAGACTTACAGATGAAAGAAACAGTTTTAAACCTTTCAATTATCCATGGGCATATGATGCTTGGTTGAAACATGAACAATCACATTGGCTTCACACAGAAGTTCCAATGATGGAAGACGTTAAAGATTGGAAAAAGAAACTAAGCAAAGAAGAAAAACAATTTCTTACACATATCTTTAGATTCTTTACACAAGGCGACATTGACGTTGCTGGTGGTTATGTAAAGAACTATTTACCATATTTCCCTCAACCAGAAGTTCGCATGATGTTGTTAGGTTTTGCTGCAAGAGAAGCATTACACGTTGCTGCTTACAGTCATCTAATCGAAACACTTGGTTTACCAGAAGCCACTTATAACCAGTTCTTAGACTATCAAGAAATGAAAGATAAACACGATTATGTGTTAGACCTTTCCTCTAAGAATGGTGATGCCGCTTCAACTGCAACCCACATCGCCGTGTTCAGTGCTTTCACTGAAGGGATGCAGTTGTTCTCCTCTTTCATCATGTTATTGAACTTTCCACGCACAGGTAAGATGAAAGGTATGGGACAGATTGTTACTTGGTCAATTGTTGATGAAACACAACATGCTGAGTCAATGATTAAATTATTCCGTACCTACATAGAAGAAAACAAAGAGATATGGAATGATGAACTTAAAGGCCGTATTTACAGCATTGCAGAAAAGATGGTTGAATTGGAAGATAAGTTTATTGACCTCGCCTTTTCTATGGGCGCTATGGACGGTCTATCTAGTGAAGATGTCAAAAAGTACATTCGTTATATTGCTGATAGGCGCCTTATATCTCTTGGTCTTAAAGGCATTTTTAAAGTGAAGAAGAATCCATTACCTTGGGTTGAAGAAATGATTAACGCACCAACACACACAAACTTCTTTGAGAACCGTGCAACTGATTATGCTAAAGGTGCATTGTCCGGAGATTGGGGCGATGTGTGGGCAAACTAAAGGAAACATATGACAACAAGAACAATAACAGCGGAGTGTAGTAACTGCGAATCCAGTTACGATGTAATTTTTATGGAAGAACTAGTATCAGAAGAATTACCTGAGTTTTGCCCGTTTTGTGGCGAAACGATTGATTCATTATCCGAAGACGAATATATAGAGGATGATGAACTCAATGATAATGAAAAATGGGACTGAACTGGACATATAAAGACAAAGAATTTATAGAAGAATTGATTGGTGACAATTATGGTTTTGTGTATCTTATAACCAACAATGCAACAAATAAAAAATACATTGGTAAGAAGTTTTTCTATTCCTCAAAGACTAGGCAAGTGAAAGGTAAGAAGAAACGATTCAAAGTTTCCTCTGACTGGCAAACTTATTACGGTAGTAACGAGGAATTGAAAAAAGATGTTATAATACACGGACTAGATTCGTTTAGCCGAGAAATTATACATCTATGTAAAAGCAAAGGTGAGTGTGGTTATCTTGAAGCAAAAGAACAGTTTGTAAATGGTGCTCTGGAGACAGATGATTATTACAATTCTTGGATTATGGTAAGAGTAAGAAAATCACACATTAAAGGATTACAATGTTAGATTATTTGAAGGAGGTTGGTGGGGAATTTGATGCTTTATTTTTCTTGCCAATGGAAGAAGAAGATAGTATCAACATTATGACTAACAAATATAAAAATCCAGGACAACCAATAAAAGGAAACATAATTGGCGATTGGTGGCACATTTTGTTGTTTAAATGCAACGAAGAAAATGGCCAAGTCGAGGACCTTGATATCTTTGATGCCATATTTGCCGATCCTAGGGAATACATATCCGGACTGATTCCCCAAGGTTGGTATGGTTTAATTGCAAAGAAAACCACAACCTCCCACAATTTTTTAGATGATGCTATTGACAAATTCAAGTCAATGATGTAAAATATGGATATCTAAACTGAAAGTACATTATGATTCTTGTTGACCTTAACCAGGTATTGTTAGCCGGACTTATGGCACAAATTGCCAGTCAAAAAGGTGTTAAATTAGAAGAAGGCCTTATCAGACACATGGTCCTGAATATACTCAGGACTCACCTAAAGAACTTCCGAGAAGAATATGGTGAAGTTGTACTGTGTGCTGACAACCGTAAATACTGGCGCAAGGAATTCTTTCCTTTCTACAAAGCCGGCCGTAAAAAAACCAGAGAGAAGTCTGAACTCGACTGGCATTTAATCTTTGATATGCTTTCCAAGTTTAAGCAAGAGCTCAGAGATAATTTCCCTTACAAAGTCATTGATGTTGAGGGTGCAGAGGCTGATGATATCATCGGTACACTTGTACCACGACATATCATGCATGAAAACATCCTAATCATTTCAAGTGATGGTGATTTCTTGCAATTACAGATGTATAACGGCCGAAGTGAGTATACCGTTAAACAATATAATCCTGCACAGAAGAAATTTCTCATTTCTAAGAATCCACTTGATGAATTGAAAGAAAAAATCATTCATGGTGATAAAGGTGATGGCATTCCAAATATTATTTCACCGAGTGACACATTTGTGCGTGAGATTCGTCAGAAGGTTATGACAGAATCCAAACTTACAAAATTCATGGGTCAAGACTATAGTGAATATGATGATGAAAATGCACATATCGGTTTTTCACGTAACCAGACGTTGATTGACCTAAGAAATATACCAGGTGATATACAGACTAAAATTATAAATACTTATGAAGAAACCAAACCAGCACCTAAAGGTAAGATACTGGATTATTTAATTACAAACAAACTGAAAAGTTTAATAGATGTTATTGGGGAATTTTAATGAAATCGCTATATGAAGTTTTTGATGAATTTGAACTGGCTAAGAATAAAAAAGAAAGAATGGATGTAATTTCTAAAAATCTTTCACAGTCATTGGTTGATGTATTGAAATTGGCTTATCATCCAGACATTCAATGGAAAATTAAAGAACTGCCAGAAAATTATCGTATACCAACAGATATGTTACCTGGTATTACACATGATAATATTAATGGACAAATACGTAGAATGTATATGTTCAGAGTTGGTGATCCAACCGCAGAAAAATTAAATGAACACCGTAGAAATGAATTACTAATTCAAATGTTAGAATCAATTGAACCACGGGAAGCAGAAGTTATATTGGGTATCTTCCAAAAAGATTTGGGAGTAAAAGGGTTAGACTATAAATTTGTAAAAGAGGCATTTCCAGACATGTTGCCATGACGAAAAAAGAAAACATCATTGTCTTATCAGGTGAATTCGATTACATAACTTATAATGATTTTAAATTATTAAAAACATGCAAATCTAAATGTGATTGGCTTGTTGTAGGAGTTCATTCTGACTCCTATATGGAGTTATGTCGAAATAGGACCAAAAGTACATTCGAACAAAGAAAAGAATTTGTAGAAAGTATTTCTTATGTTGATGAGGTGTTTGCTTTTAATGATTTTGATGGAACCTGCTGTAATTTACTAAAACTTATAAAACTATGTTATCCCGCATCCAATATAATCTATGTTTCAGAAACAAACGTAGAGGATATGCCAGAAGCTCGTATTCGTGGCATCACATTCACAACATTTGAAATTATTAATCAAGGAGTTTAATTAAAGTGTCTAAATTTTCTGGAAAGTTTCGCAACCAGCGAGACTATGATGATGAGAAGTATTTCCAAGAGGAAAACAGAAACAAAAAACGTCAGAAGCAACAACGAAAACAAAAGTACTACGATGAGTATGAGTCTTTTGAATCCAATCAAAGATATAACAAATCCCAAAAAATTAATTACTGATGTTGTAAATTAACAACACTACTATTGACACTCTTTGATGGATGGTGTATAATACAACCATTGTTTAGGAGATTTTTATGATGATATATGTTCGAATCGCAAAGTCCAAGAAAAAACTAGGACCAAAAGCTGTGCGTGAACAATACGATGCGTGGTTGAAATCACACCAAACATCGAAACCCATCAAATCCAAAAGCAATCAACTAACATATAAACTGTCGGCACCTGCCGGTCGTGAAACTGTGCATTATCCGTCATTAAATACAGGTAACGGTGTCGCTACTAAAGCAACACCGAAGGTTTACACTGGCACAAAAGTGATGGGAATAGCAACAATGCACAAATCAAACGCTGTTCCTGTGTTTAACAGTCAGGAAGCTGTAGAAATTTCAAAAATGAGGCGCTAAAATGAGTAAGAAAATGAGTTTTGTTGTAAAATTACAACGTCCTGTGTGTCGTACACCAATCAAGCCTGTACAAGCACATAAGAATGTCGTAAAATACAGTCGTAAAGATGAGAAAAAGACAATTTTGTCGCAAATTGCTGTTGTAGGAGACTAAAATGTCGCAAAACACTGAGCTAAAACAAGAACCGCAAGATCCTATTGACTGGAAATTGCTAGATGAAGTTGTCCGTAAGTGGGCAGTACTATCAGGACATGAAGATGACCAAGATTGGTACAGGAAAATGAAGGAATATTATGAGTAAGAGATATATTATTGATTTGCAAGAAGCGAATGACGGCACCGGCGATGCAATCTTACAATTTCCTGATGAATTGCTTGCTGAAACAGGCTGGAAAGAAGGCACTGTGTTAAATATGAGAGTTGAAGAAACTCCAACAGGCAATGTTATTATTATGACTGAGAAAAAATAATGGAATTACTTGAATCAAAATCACTTTTAGCCAAATTGATGGCAACCGAGAACCTTGTTGTTGAACAACGTCCGGTACCAACAGCATCTTTTGACGTTAAGAATCGGATTTTGACACTTCCGGTACTGGATAAAAATATCTCTAGTGCTCTTTATGACCTTTTTACAGGACATGAAGTTGGCCATGCTCTCTATACGCCTATGGATGGTATGTTGAAAGCAAGAGATGAAAAGGTTATCAGAGATGTATCTAATGTGGTTGAAGATTCCCGTATTGAACGCAAAATCAAATACAAATATCCAGGCCTTAAAAATTCATTCGTCAAAGCTTATGGTGAGCTTATGAGTAGAGATTTCTTTGGTATCAAAGGAACAGATATCAACAAGATGAATTTTCTTGACCGCATTAACCTGCACTGCAAAGGCGGCGCAGCATTACGTATTGAATTCAATGATGAAGAACGTGGTTTGCTTAATGAAGTTGAAACCACCGAAACCTATGATGATGTTATTGATGTATCGAAGAAAATTATCAAATACATGAAACGCAGATTAGAAGAAGAAGAACAAAAGCGTGCTAAAGCTAAAGCTGAAAACAATGATGATGGTGAAGATGAAGACGAATCAGAATATGAAGAAGTTGATTTTGATGACCAAGGCAATTCAAAAGAACAAACTTTTGAAGATGGTGAAGATGTAGAAGAACAAGAGGTTGAATCTAACAAACAATCTGATGGTGATGAATTTGATTCTGTAGAAGAAGATAAGAAAGTAAGTCTAGAAGACCAGATTCGTTCCTTTACTGATGCTGCCTATAAAGAAAACGAAAAGCAACTTTTTGACAATAGTTTGAGTAATATTATATACGCAAATATTCCATATTTTAATCCAAAAGATGTTGTTGACCACAAATATATTTGGAAAAGATACAAAGAAGAAAACTTCAGTTCTTCAACAGAAACATTCCTTAAAATTCGAAATGAAAGTAACAAAGTAGTTTCCTACCTTGTCAAAGAATTCGAAATGCGTAAGAATGCTGACCAACTGAAACGTACAACAACAGCCAAAACTGGTGAGTTGAATATGAGTAAAATTTACTCTTATGGTTTCAGTGAAGATATCTTCAAAAAAATCTCTGTTGTTCCTGGTGGTAAGTCACATGGTCTTGTTATGTTCCTTGATTGGTCTGGTTCAATGGTCGACCACATTGGTAACACAATGAAACAATTAATCAATTTGGTATTGTTCTGTAAGAAGATGAACATACCTTATGAGGTATACGCTTTTGTTGAAGATACTGATAGAGAAAAACTAACCAAACAAACACCAAAAGAAAATGACATATATTTCAAACCTTATGGTTTGATGAACCTATTATCATCTAGGATGTCTAGTTCCGAGTTCACTTATGCAGGTTCATCATTAGTTTGTATGGCTGGTCTAGGCAAAGTCCGTGGTTATTTCCCCCATTGGATGCATATGCAAGGCACACCCCTGAACCAAGCAATCGTTCATGCAATGACTATCGTTCCTGAATTTCAAAAGAAAAACAAATTACAGATTGTCAATACAATTTTTCTAACAGATGGTGAAAGTAATAATGCTAACCGTTATTTACAAAAAGATTCTTATTACGGACTAACAGATGTACACATGAAGTGTGAAAGATTAGTTATTCGTGATCCTGTTACCAAACACGAAGAAAAGATTGATGGTAAAAATGGTTATGAAGCACAGACAAATGCTTTCATTCGTTTGTTGAAAGCAAGAACTGGTTCGAATGTTATTGGTTTCTATGTTATCAATGGTAGAGATTTTAACCGTAAAGTGCATCAGTGGTTTCCGAAACAAATGAACCACGAAGAAATGAAGGACAACTTTAGAAAATCTAAGTTTGCCATTCTGGAGAATACTGGATATGATGAGTACTATATCTTGCGGTCAAACGGCCTAGATACCGATGAGGATTCTACTTTCGAAGTTAAAGAAAACTCAACCTTCAGAGGTATTGCCTCTGCATTTACGAAGTACAATAATGGCAAACATAACAGTCGTGTTGTACTGAATCGTTTTATTGGACTAATTGCATAAGGAGTTATTATGGAGATTTATTCAGAATATTATGGCGCAGGTAGAAAGGCTACCGTGACCAGACTAAACCGTGGTGGCCTAGATAGGCAGTTTGATGTTTATGAAGTTGCCTTATATATTGAAAACAAGGTAATACAAAGAACTACAATCCGCTCAGAAAGTGAAGCGGAAGATATTGCTGAAAATTGGTGTCAAGGTGGTGATGGTAACCAAGTTTTGTTGAATGAGGTTATTAATGGATAAAAAAACCAAAGAGATTTTCTGTATCACACAGGAAGAATGTGCTGAGGTGACGCAGGCAATCTCAAAGATTTTCCGTTTTGGATTCGACTCTGTACATCCTGTTACAAACAAAAGTAACATGCAGAGTTTGGAAGAAGAAATTGGTGACCTTTTGGCTATGATAGATATTATGGTAGAGAAGTGTATTGTTTCTGACAGTAACATTAACGCAGCCAGAATTGCCAAAAAAGAGAAACTGAAAATCTGGTCTAATATTTACAAAGAGGTATAAATGGAATACAATTACAATAAATTCGAAGAATATTTAATTAAACTATTAGAAAATAGGACTGAGGTTCTGGAACCAGAAATTGGTGATAACATTTCTCCTATTTCCGAAATCAAAGTTGCATTTGATGGTTATGGTGATTTAGAAACTGAAGATGCCAATGGTGAGTATGAATATGTTGAACATGGTAACACCAACATGGAATCATATGCAATCTATATTCATAAAGATTCTGCAAAACGTGGTTTTGTTTTTCCTGAACACGATACACATTCTTTCACATTTGGTAATATGGTGCAACACCGTCCAGATGAAGAAGTTTGTTTGTTTGCATGGCATGAGTTTGTTGAAGAAGAAGATGCTTGGCGTTGGTATGTCATTCCTTTGGAAGACAGGCTGGCAGAAGACAATTCATTGACAGCAGAACAAGTTATGGAAATTTTAGAAGTAGTTGTTAATAGATACTTTCCAGAATGACCGATGAACAGGCCTTGGCCATTTATGAGAAACTGAAACAGAGGCACGGTGATAACTTACCGGATCCTGACCACGAACCTATACAATTTGCCCATTGCATAAAGATGATGAAACATTATGAACCAGAAATATTCAGAACAGTATGATGCATATTATGACGAACAGACCAACGAATGGTTGGAAGATACCTGTGATGAACCGGATTGTGAACTCTGTATTGGCCGAACACCGACACCTCTAAGAGAAATCTTTGTCTTTGGTTCGAACCTGGCCGGCCGACACGGTGCTGGTGCCGCAAAGTTTGCTGCTGACAACCACGGTGCCATCTATGGTGTTGGTGTCGGACTACAAGGCGACTCTTATGGTATTCCAACAAAAGACCAGAATATCGAAACCTTGCCATTAACTTACATTAGAGTATACGTCAATCAATTCATAGAGTTTGCTAAGTATATGCCTAATCTGGTATTTAATGTTACTGCTATTGGATGTGGCCTTGCTGGTTATACTCCTTCTCAGATAGCACCGATGTTTTCAAGCGCCTCCGGACTTTCCAACGTCCGCCTTCCGGAAGAATTCCTGAAGGTCCTAGAAAATGACTGACTTACTGGTAATTCTGATTTTATTCTTCCTTTTCTGGGGAGAACCAGACGTATGGGATAAACTTCACGAACGAGCCATGCAACACATAGAGGAACCACAATGCGTAAAACAATCATCACCTTAGCACTCCTGTTCAGCACTACATCATTCGCACAAGAAGTCATTACTCTGTCGAAATCAATAAGATGTTCAAATGCCGAATCCGTAATGCGATACTTTACAGAAGAATACAAAGAGATGCCAGTTTGGGTCGGCAAAACAACTAATGGTACGCATGTGACACTATTGGTTAACAAAGAGAAACGTAGTTGGACACTCATCGAATACGATAGTAAACTGGCTTGCATATTGGGTGCAGGTGATTCTACTAGCAATCCGGAGATATCACTATGAGTAAACTATCATTACACCAAGAAGACCTGATAGCTATCAAAACATTCTGTGACAAGTATCCGGATTCTGACTACGTAACCGTGACCGTTGATTCGTCATCTGGTATCGGTTCAATCGTCAAAGTGTCGTTGCCCACTGTCATCAACGGCGATATGGTAATAATAGAGAAAACAATCGTAGATGAAAGTAGTTGGTGAAAAATGAACGAACGAATTAAACAACTAATGATACAAGCAGACTATCCTGCTCCAGAACTTGCTCTACGTGCTCATAAACTAGCAGAGTTGATTGTGAAAGAATGTATGGCGTGTTCTACTTGGGTTGGTAAGATGAATACCAATAGTGTTGAACCAATCCACACCGCTCACGCTATCAATCAGCGTATCAAACAACATTTCGGAGTTGAAGAATGATACCACAAACAGATTTTATATTGGTCAGAGGACCAAGAACAGATGACAATGATAATAGTATTCAGATTTCGGTATCTATTCAACGCAATGATGGAAAGTTTGATTTTACCAACTATTCATTGTTGCGTATGAGACCAGATACAAAAGGTCCTATGGAAGAATGGGTTCCAACTAAAGAATTGGACTTATACAAAAAAGCATTTGGAGTAGAAGAATGAATGAACGAATTCGAGAACTTTGGTCCAAGGCTGGGGGTCATTATGATACGGGCAATCAGCACACTTGGCCCGAATATACCATTGATGATCCTGCAAAGTTCGCCCTCCTGCTGATGCGTGAAATTGCGATGGTTCAAATCACACATCAGGCCGGCATGGACCTGGAGAATAAAAAAATGGATGACCCTGCAAAAGAATTGAATTACGCCGTGATTGAACATTTTGGAGTTGAAGAATGAACGAACGAATTAAAGAACTTGCTGAACAGGCTGGTTCAACACATAAACAGAATCTTGGTGTATATCAATTCTACATAGATGAACTGGAAAAATTCGCCGAGTCAATTGTTCGAGAATATATTGGCATATTGGAAGAAGAAATTAAATTGGTAGAAGGATATAAATCTACCGAGGTTAAGGTAGATATCATTAAATGTCATCAAAGTAAAATTTATCACTTTAATAAGCTGATTGACAAGAGCAAGAAACATTTCGGAGTAGCGGAGCGTGAACAATGAATGAACGAATTCGAGAAATAGCACTTCAAGCAGGTGGCAGTCATTACCCCGAAGTAAACTCAATGCAGCTACAAAAGTTCGCCGAGTTGATTATAGCAGAATGTGCTCAAGCCTGTATGAACGAAGGGGCATCATACGAAGAAAAAGCAGCCGGAGCGTATCAAAGCAATTTATATGTCACTGCTATCAAACAACATTTCGGACTTGAAGAACAATCCACAGAGCCTAATGGATTACATACTTGCCCCTATGCAGAAGAAATTCACGGAGACTATGAGACATTGTGTGATTGTGATGCGGAGCGGCAATATCAATGTGCAATGGATGTTTAATTAAGGAGTGAAATAATGAGTGAATCGACTGGCATAACTGGCTTTATTGAAATCTTTGAGGGTCGATTGACTAAGATGAAACTACACCTTAAAGAAGAATTGAACAAAGCTAAACACGAGCGTGACCGTAAAGCCATAAAGCGTATTACTGCCGATGCACGTAAACTAAACAAGACACTGAAAGAGATGCGTAATGTGTCAACTAAAAATTGTCCTCACTGTGGAGAGAAACTATGAAAGCAAGTGGTATTAATGCCGCAATGGCACACAAAATTGAACTACAGAAACTTGTACACCAAGAAACAATCAAACAACAACAGATTAAAGTAATCAAAGACCGTCAGGAAGAATTGCAGATAATGAAAACACAGTACTTCAGTAAAGGTAATAACGTTGATGAGATGGTGTAGGAGTTAAAGAGTAATGACACAGAGATATTTTGTTGTTGCAGGTAACTATGACCAATATTGCCAATGGATAAAAGAGAGAGGCCTTTCACGTAAAGAGTGGGTCCATGTATACGATTGCAATACTATCAGAGGTATCAGAAACCCTGCGGGCAGACTCGTTGGTACTTGGTATGAAAGAGAGGATGCTATGGATATTCTGGTGGCTCTGAGAGTGGCATCAGATAAGGTCAATGAGAACCTTGAGAATGCCTTAGTAATGTGGATACAATTGAAAACTGAAAATGAAACATAGTGACGTACAGAGAATTATAGAGAACCTTGAGAATGCTTTGAGAGTGCATCCAGATAAAGGCTATGAGATTGGTTCATTAGAAGAAGCACAGAAATTTGCAGAGGAGCGAAAGCTGGACCTGGAAAAATTCCCAGTATCAAGAGGATCCTCCGAGAAAAAATTTCGAAACCCTTAACGGGAGCCCCAGAAAATAAAAAATGAGAAAAAAGAGTTTGACCAGGTGGCACTTTTTTAGCTAATCACTTACCTACCGCACCCCCATCCCTCACCGCTACTGCTCGGACAGCAGCTCCAGCAGAGCCAAAAAAAGAGGCAGCACCATTACAGCACTGCCTCTAAACCCCACCATCCAGCCTAGCCTCAAGTGGGGAGAGCGAAAACCTTAAGCAGCCACTGCCAAGCGAATAACCTTTGCCATTTTGCGGCCGTGGGCAATATATGCAACCACTGGGACCTCTTTAGAATAGCAAGCACGGCAACCAGAGCACTTGCCATTTGTAGTTGGTGCCGTGCAAACCTTAACACCAGCAGGCACTGGCATTCCTTCTGGCAATATAGTGCTACCATGTACACCAGCAGTATATGTGCCATTTATAGCATCACTGCTAGGGCGCACCATCACATTAGGCAGAGCAGCCATTTTGGTGAGCACCTGCTGATACTTAGCGAATTTGTGCATCCGTGTGGGCAACCAGTGCTTCACGTGGGGGGTCTTAACCATCACAGCATACATTTTGAGCGCTAACTGTATGGAGTACATATCGCCAGAATCAAACCAGCGGAAGTAGCTTTGCTTTTTGAGAGCAGCAACCATAGTGTCCACCCAAGCGTCATCCTGCCATGCTTGCTTATTATCGAAGCGCACTTTTTTGGTGCCAGGGAAATTATATGTGCCTTGCGTGGCGTAGCAACCAGCACAAGCGGGAACGAGCTCACCATCGTCACCAATAGAACCTTGGCAGGTTTCGAGAGCCTGAAGGGACCAGCTGAGGATATTGTCGAGCTTTGAGGTTTTTGAGAGCTTGTTCATTTCGCTTTGCTTTCTTGATTTGATGGAAGGAGTATAACACGGCCACCGAAAATGGCAACCTAATACTTTTTAACTCAAGCCACCAGCTGGAGTATTAACTCGGCACCTCTAGTGCAAGCACCAGCACAAGCGCTTGCCACCGAAAGGACAGCTGTGTTATAATATGCGCCGACCAAAGAACCAGTCAAAAAAATGAATACATTCATACTAACTCCTAAATTGTTAACTTTTGTTTTCAAATACTGTGCCAGTAATTTTCCAACTGGCGGCCTCTGGGATCCGATCCCTTTGCCTTACACTCGAGCGCCGGTGTTGGCACCGGCTTTTGGTGTTGCTGCGTTCCTCGCAGCACTCGAATGGTTACGCTGTTGCTTTGCGTGCCATGATGGCAGCAGCAATAGCATTGTCCTCAGCACCGAACACCACGCCTTTGCTTGGGCGCTTGTTGGCTTTCACTGCCTTAGCGCCTACAGCACCAACTTGCTTAGCAAGCAGCTTCTCAAGGCGAGCTTGTGCCTTAGCAATAGCGGCTTCACGCTTTTCAGCAGCAGCCTTCAGTTTAGCGTCAGCAGCAAGACCACGCAAAGCTTTTTTGGTTTCGACCTCAAGCTTAATTGACGCCTTTAGCGCCTTCAGGGTCTCACGCTTTTGAGTGAGAGTTAAACCTTCAACCGAACCACATGCGAATGTAAACATTTTTTTCCTTTGTTTGTTTGTTTGTAAGAGTCAATTATACCAGATTTGGTGAAAATGGCAACTGTAAACTTTTTTCTTCCAGTTGCCTGTAGTGTTATTCTGTGGTCAATTCATCCGCCAGCAGTGCAGCAGCTTGACGCTGGTCCTGTATTTCGCAAAGGATGAATTTAGCACGGTTCATATATTGGCGGGAATCATTGGTTGCACCCATCGCCAGCAATTCCTGAGCGTCCGACAATATGCTCATGCACACCATTTCCAGACCAACGTGCTTGGCAGTAAAGCTTTTCATATACTGCTCACGGATCGCTGCTGTTGACATACCGTAGCACTGCTTTTCGAATTCGGTCATATTTTCTCGCTTTCTTGATTTGATGGACAAAGTATAACCGATCCTGCAGGAAATGGCAAGCGTTATCTGGAATACTTGACCGGATTGCTTGAGTACTATTGCGCTATATTGCCAACCTGTCTGGTTCCTGTATAATAGCACCTATTCGAAAGCAGACTGGGGTGGACGCTGGGGCTGGGCGTTGAAAACGGAAGTACTCTAGCTCGGCAATGGAGTACTTTTTCAGTATATTGCCA